TTACTCTCATCACAGAAGAAAGATCATTTATAAGACTATATGCGTCACGCTGTGTATTCAGAACCACGTTTGTTGAGAACCTTGCCTCAGTATTTCCAGTTCCTGTCATATCGTCAACTTGCTCTGAGCAATAAACAGAAGCCGAATAAAAACTAAAAACATCTAGTTGTGAAGTGTCTATATGATCTCCAAAACCTTTTGATGTAGTTAACAGATCATACAAAACCCATGCTGGATCATTTGAATATTCTTTATCAGCTTTAAATGTCCCATTAAAAGTACCAGAATAAGATATTGAACCGTCAGCCCTAACAGTCCCATTGTGCGGGATTGAGATAAGGGTTCCCCTGAGCCTGTACATTCGGGAAGGGACGGAAGGAAAGGTCTCAGCATCAAAGCGTAAGCCTACATGAGCAGAATTTGCATAGGGTCTTGATTCATTAATTATTTCTGTAAAAGATGACCATTGAAATTTATCATTTAATAAAGTATCTGTACTATCATCAGTTGTTCTATTAACTCTGATAGTAACTGGAAAACTAGTGCCAGAGGGAAGATTAATTTTATAATCTCTAAAATAAGTACTTGCTGCTCTTCCTTTTACAGTATCTGTAATAACTGTTTGTGTAGTACCATCATTTTCTATAGTTTGAATTGTAAGAGCTACTTCAGCCCCATTAATATCACCATCATCTTCAAATTTTTGCAGTTGAGGAAAAGCAATGGTAACTCTAACAGCATCAATATTTGTATTTGTTATTGATCTTGATACAGGAGTGTCTTTTAAAACTAAGACACCTACAGCAGTTTCTGATTCACTAGCCGAAATTCCAGCAATAGCAGTTTGATCTGATGTGCCGAATCTAGGTTCAAAAGTCACATTCTGAAAATTAAAATCAGTATCATCTGGACTTGTGCCAGCCGCTTGTTGTAGAACTTGAGTTCCATTAAGGAATACGTCTTTGAGGCTACTTGTGTTATATTCTGCTGAACCCTTAGATCCAGTGGCAGAGGGGAATCCTGATATGACTCCTTCAGAAATTAAATCAATCAGCGTTTGAAATTGCTTAGAGGCAAGTGCATCACTTGGCAAATCAGGGTTCGTAAGCCCTGCAAGTTGACCTAATAAAGTATTATGACCACCACCATTTGGAAAAGCTAAAGTACCCATTATGTTGCTGTACCCTCCACTTGAACAGTATCAATACCAGAACTAATAACAACAGACCCTGTAAAAACTTCACCATAAATTATAGGAACAGGAACACCAGCCCTTGCAGTGTTAGTTATTGAAGCAAAACCAAAGTTTGCTTGTACGTTTGGGTCATTATCAGACAAGGTATCAGCAGCATTCAAATTTGGCACTTGTGGGGTTGGTGCAATAATACTGGTAGCACCATCAATCAGCATTGAAGTTCCAATAGCTGTTGCAATAGGCTGTACTAAAGCACCCAAAGTGAACCCTGCAATAGTTGTCCCAGCACCTAAAGAAGTTAATAAACCACCGACTACAATACTTTTTGCACCAACAGCAACTGGAATTATCTTTATATCTCCATCACCTTTTATTTCTAATAAATCCTCCGTTATTTCTAAATCTCCCATCTTAATTTTATAAAATTGATTAAACATATGATTTTCTATATCTGGAAAATTTGCAATTAAAAAAGCAAAAGCTTGTCTTGGATTATTTACAGCAACTTCAAAATGTGATTGACCTAAAAATTGTCTAAGCCTTCCATAAACTGTAAGTTTTCTAAGCTGCATATCTAAAAACTTTTTTTGTAGCTTGTATATATCTTAAATCATAAATCTCTCTACAACTCAACTGTTTTATGTTGTGATGAAAAATAGTTTGATTTCCAATATATAATGCAACATGATTAAGTTTTTCCTCTGGCCCCTCCATAAGTAGTACATCAAGTTCTTGTATATCATTTTTATTTACTTCAACAAAGCCAGATCCATTTAATACTTTTTCAAAATATGGGTTATTTGCAAACGCTTTTAAGCTTTTAGGTCTAGGCCAAAATTTTAAATTTATTTGTTTTTTTTCTAAAAAATAGTCAGTAATTAGACTCCAGCAGTCATGTTTTCCCCAGATCCAAGTCCTTGCAAAAAGCCCAGACTTATATCCACTTGGTTCAAAAAAATGCCAATCTTTATGCTCAACGCTATATATATAAAAAGGTAATCCCAAATGTTCACAAGATGCTTTATCAGCATCAGATGGTAAGGCAGATCCATAAGTATGAGAATGAACTATACCAATAAGCTCTCCTTGATCCTCACATTCTGCCCATGAGTCAGGACACATTACAAAGTATTCGTCAGGTGCTTCTGATAGGTTCTTACAAGGCCAAA